TCACAACCAGCGCCACAGCAGTACCAGCCTGATTGCTGATGTTCTGCACGATCACATTCGTCAGCGAAACAGTCGCATTGGCCGACAGGATCCCGCCCAAAGTCGGATCGGCCCACATCACCGTTCGGAGCTGGTCAAGGTAGCCGAACCCCCGGCCGCGGACTTCCGACAATGCCTGCGCCGGGGTTGCGTCGTTAGCGGACTGGCAAGCAACATCGAACAACACATGGCCCTGTTCTTCGACACCGAGCCCATCCAGGGACTCAACCGATGAGAACTCGCCGCCCGTCTCACCCGAGTTCGTCCACCCGACCGTCACATAGTCGACCGGGCTATCACCCGTATTCGGCGGACCGTCAAACCCGGTGACACCGAACAGGGCAGGGAGGGTGGTGTTGAGCCATGACACGACCTGCGGCCATGCGGTACTCATACGATCCTCGGACCCCGCGACACTGTTTCGAGCAGCGTCGCCGCGTCCTCGGGAACCCAAATCCGGTCGGCGAGTTCTTCCGGATCGGCAGCGTTTACCGCCATCGGGCCGGCGAGACGACGTGAACCCCACACGTCTTTGACGATGATCCGTGCCGCGACTTGCAACGCGGCGGGGATCTGCTGCCTACCCGCAACGTAGGTCACTGTCAGCCGGCCGTAGTACGGCAGGAAACTTCCGTTGAACCCGTAGTCGAAACCCCACTGGGAGAAGTAGAACGGCTGCTGTCGGAGGACTCCGGTGGCGTTCTCGAGGAGGTAGGTCGGCATCGGGTAGATGGATGGGGCGTTCGGGAACGTCGGCACGATCGACGTGACTGAAATGACCGGGGAGCGGTGCAGCACGATCGTGTCGGCCGCTTCGCAGATTTGCGTATGGGTCGCTTGGACGACGGGGCCGACGCGGCGTTCGATGACTGCGGTGATCGCGGCGAGGTAGAGGCGTAGTTCTTCGTCGTTGGTGGATGTGGTGACCCCGAGGGCACTTTTTGCGTCCGCGAGGCTGATGACGAACCCGGGGTCGACGTCGGCAACGTCGAAGGCGTCAGTGAAGGCGCACGCATTCGCGCCGATGGCGACGCAGCGGGCGAGATGCCTGCCTGCCTGCGTAGGAACGAAGTCGTAGTCGTATACGCCGGTTGTGGTGGGGGTGATGGTGAACGGGCCTGCGGCGGTCTGATCCGGTTGGGTGATGGTGAGGGTGACTGTGGTGGCGTTCGCGAGGGTGCCTGACGGGTCTTTGACGAGGAACTCGAGAGGGACAACGTCGCCGAGGTCGAACATGTCAACCCCTTGTCATTGTTGCAGCCGTTCGGTTTCCGGGTGTGACCGTCGCCGTAGCCCTACCGTGCGGTGTCATTCCCGCGGTTAGGCGAACTCCGGGTGTGACTGTTGCCGTGGGCCTCGAGCCTGGCGACATGAACCCGAGCGTGGATGGGACAACCCCAACCGCCATGCCGGCGAGCGTTACCCCGCCGAAAGTGGTGACGGTGATGAGTGGGATGATCTGCCCGTTGAGGCTGATGGACCCGTACGCGGTCCCGGCGGCTTTCACGGCCGGTGTTCCGGTGAGGGTCAGTGCTCCCGTCGAGAAGAACACCGGCGAACCCGTACCGCCGAAGGTGAGGCTTCCGGACGCGACAGGGCTAGCAACAGCGGCGGCGAGGCCGGTGAGGACCATCGTCCCGCTGCCAGTAGCAGACGTGCGGGGAGTGCTGGTCCCGGTGAGGGCCAGGGAGCCTGTGGTGGCGGCCGGGGCCGTGCCGGCTGCTGTGCCGGTGAGGGTGACGGTTCCTGTTGCGGTGACGGCCTGCGCGACTGTTCCCAGGCCGGTGAAGGTCAGGGAGCCGAGGGCTGTGGTGGAAAAGACGCCTGCACCGGTGAGGGTGAGACTGCCGACAGCGGTGATGGTCGCACGGGCTGTCGTCGTACCCGTCAGGCTCAGACTGCCCGCGGCGGTGGTGGAGAACGCCGCCGTACCAGTGAAAGTCAGGGTGCCTGTGGTGGTGGCTACTGCTTTGGCAGTCGCGGTCCCGCCGAGGGTCAGGGAGCCTGCGACGGTCCCTGACGTTGTCGCAGTTCCCGTGAGAGTCAGGCTGCCGGTGGTGGTGGGGCTCGCGGCTGCGGTGGCTGTCCCGGTCAGGGTGAGAGCACCGAGGCCGCTGGTGGAGAAAACCGCTGTGCCGGTGAGGGTGAGCGTGCCTGTTGCTGTGGCAGGGGCTTTGGCTGTCGCCGTACCTGCGAGCGTCAGCGACCCTGCGGCAGCAGTGGAAAACGTTCCGTTTCCCGTGAGGGTCAGCGCACCAGTCGAGCTGGCCGTTGCCGTTGCGCCGATCGTTCCGGCCAAGCCGAGCGATCCTGTGGCGTTCCATCCGCCTGCCGTCGCAGAACCGGCCAGTGTCAGCGCACCCGTTGCGGATACGGCAACCGTGGCAGTACCCGCACCACTTAGCGTCAGGCTGCCGGTCGACGCTGCGGGTGCGGACGCCTGCGCTGTTCCGCTTAGGCTGAGCGCACCCGTTGCCGACGCCGGCGCGGAAGGTGCGCCGGTCCCCGAGAGGCTTAGAAAGCCGGTGGCTGCCCAGGTGGGGGCTGCGGATCCGCTGAAAGCGAGTGTGCCGGTTGCATTCCAACCACCGGCGGTTGCCGTACCGGCCAGCGTCAAACTGCCGGTCGCGGACGGGACAACACCGCCGGTCGGGGCTAGGCCAAGCTCCACGTTCGCAAGCGTGGAACTCGCAGTACCGAGCTGGCCGGTGAATGCCATCAGTTAGTCCCGTCGAACTGCTGCAACAGCAGGCGAATAACTCCATTCATCTGACGGGACAACGCCTGAACCTGCGCGACAGCCTGAGCGGTAGTCGGCGACTGAACAGCCAGAAAGGTGCGGTTCGTTGTCAGTGCCGTCGACGCCTGCTGGACGATGGTCTGCCAGTTCGCCGTCGGAGTACCCGGCTTCCACTGCACATCCACCGAATGCCAGACAGTCGAATTGTCCACTGTCGGCTCGCCGGATTCGACCAGTACATAGTCACCCATGTCTGTCGACCGTGACGTACTCACGACAGCGCAAACCAAGGAATCAGGTTATTGAAAGAGGTTGCACCGAGCGTCGACGGTGGGGTGGTGTTCGCCCCCGTGGAGTTGACACTGCGACCAGTGAACTGGTCGACGTTGTATGGGCCGTTCAGCGAAGACGGGCCGGAAGCCAGCTTCGGCGCGGTCCCGCCGTTGAACAGCACCAACGCCCACACGTAGGCGTTGGGGCCGCCCGTCAACGTCACTGGCGACGACAGTGCTACCTTTTTGCGTCCCGTTGACGTGATCACCGAATCCAGGACCCCCGCAGTCGAGTTGCCGAGCAGCGCCGATGACGAAAGAGTCGCATTCGCTGCATACAAGGCGACAAAGTTCTGGTTCGCGGTGGGGGTAGCACCAGCCGTGCTGACCTGAAAACTGATATTCGATACGGTCACGTTCCCGAAAATTGGGATCTTCGCTGCGGTGAACGCCTGTGTCGCCATGCTGATCTGCGAAACACCCATGAAAATGGGTTCGCCGTTCCACGCCAGGTAGCCGGCACTGTTCGGACTCCACCCAGCCGACGTGTGGCCCAGCAGGTTCGCCAGCGAATCGGCGGTCAGCAGATGGGTGACCGCGGCCGCGCTCGAATGCGTTGCCGCAGTCGTGCCTTCTAGGCCGCGGGTAATCGTCCACGTCGTACCCGACACGTCCGTCACGGCCATGATTTCACTGTCAATCATGATCCGGAACTGTGTCGGTGACGGTGTGGCCGTCGATGACGCCGCAGGAAAGCCCGACGACGAAGCGACTGTGCAGCTTGTCGCACCAGTCGTGGCGATTGACGCCGACAGCGTTGTCGCCGCGTTGTTGGCGAACAGTTCGGCGGGCATCAGTCGTCAGGAAGCTGAAAAGCTGACGGCGGCAGCGGCGAACGTGATCGTCACCGCAGTAACGCTCGACGCCAGAGCCGCGCCGATATTGTACGTACCCGCCCCGTAGGTAGCCGAAGTGAACGTCCCCACATGGGTCACAGCAACCGTGCCACCGGTGGTGAACGTCATCGTGCCCGTGTTGGAAATCGTCCCCGACGACGGCGTGCCGGCCGAATACTGGATCCGGGCATAGGAACCGGAGTTCGCGTTCTCCGAAGCACCCGTCGTACCAGGATCCGCGACATGCAACGTCAGCCAGTTCGACGTTGCCGAAGCAGACGGTGCCGACGCGGCGAAAATGCCTGCCAGCGCATTGTTCTCAGCGGTAGAAGATGCGCGTGCCATCAGGCCACCTGCTCCGGGTGAGTGCCACGAACACGATGCTCAGCATCAATCGCCGCCGCGACATGATGAACAATGTCCGGCGTCTCATCCGAGTCATGCTCGAAATACAGCACGTCCGGGGTCACATCCACATAGCCGTCAGGATGCTCAGGGACAGGAATCCGCCCACTGATGCTGTTACCGGTGATCAGGGCATGACGAGCCATCAGCTGGGTTCCTTATCGACAGGCACGGAAGCTTCGGGTGCTACCGGCTCCGCTTGCTCAGCAGGAGCCGGCTCAGAGTGTGAGACGGCATCAGTCATCACCGGCTCCACAGACCCGATCGGAGTCACAACCACGTCAAGGCTCGTGCCCTTGTCGGAAGATGCAACGACCGGCTGCCACGCCGTCGGATACACCGTCATCCGCCCACCCGGCTCGAGGAACGTCCCACCGACAGTCGCATTCTCACTGCCGGTGTTGTGAACCTGAACGGTGTACGCCGTCTCAGCAAGCGTGACCTGCTCGCCAGCCGGAAGGTTGACGTCTGCCATGTGATGCCTTTCGTTTCGGGGTGCGGGCGACGCCTTCCGCCACAGGGACGCCGCCCGCACGCTCAAAGCCGACTACGGCTTAGCTAGATCAGCTGTCCGCAGCGTGGACATAGGCGCAGTAGGCGTTGGGGTCGTTGACGAGGAAGCCGTAGTACGCCTCGACGAGCAGCAGGACCAAGTTCTCCTGGAACGCCGAGTGCCAGTTAGACCCGTCGTAGTAGTTCGCCTCAGTCGAGAGCTTGATGGAGATTTCCATCCCCTGCCCCCACGCGCACTGCGACCAGTCGCCGCCAATGGCCCGCAAACCCGAGTCCAGGTCAGGAGACTCGGTGACGGTCACCGAAGGGGTCGTCCCACCGGTCAGCGCATTCGTCCCCACCGAGATCGGCGTGGCCGCCTGAGCGAACGTGACCGTGTACGGGCCAGAACCCGACACCGTCGCACCTGCTGCGGCAGCAGTCGGAAGCGCCTGGATCGCCGTCTGCACCACGGAACCCGCAGCGTTGTAGGCAATCGTTGCCGTGGTCGAACCACCGATGTTCAGGGTGAACGTGCCACCCGTCGGGGAACCGTTGACGGTCACGACCTGCACGGCGTTGCCCTGCCGGTAGTACTTGCCCGAAACGCCAGGGTTGAAGTAGCACGGCTCACCGATGAGCGACCCTGCGTTCAGCCCACCGGAACCCAGCGCCGACGAGTCCTGCCCGAGGAAAAATGGCCGACCCTGAGTGTCCGTCGACAGCATCAACTCAGGCTTGAGACGAGGATCAGCAGCGAAACCGTTGAACTCGTAGGGAATCGGGCCGTTGATGACCTGCTGCATCCCCTTGACGAGGTCGGCGTAGACGCCACCGGCAGATGATGCGGACGAGCCGACCGTCTGCGAGTAGCCGGTCTGTGCCAGGTAGGTCGGGAACGGTCCCGCACCACCGGACTTCAGGTCCTTGCCGTGGATCGCCGCGTAGTCGAACGCACGGCCGATGGCCTTCGGCAGATCCTGTACCAGCTGGTCGTACAGCCCCGCCGAGTTGGTCATCGCGATTTCCTGCGACACCGGCATGAGCAGCGCGACCTTCTTGCCGATCATCGTCTTCACGCCGACACCAGCCGAGCCGACGGCCTTCACGCCACCTTCAGACACCCACCCTGCGGTGGGAATGTCCATCGGGACGGGGATCGCCGTAGTGGCGTTGACCGCCATCGGGACCTTGCGGGCGAGCTGCTGAACCGCAGAAGACTCGGTGGTCTTCAGGAAGATCGGTTCGGTGATGATCGGAGGGAGCAGGGTAGGGGTAACTGCGGACAGCAGAACCGGGTTTGAGGCCACGGGGTTGCCTTTCTGATCGGGCAAACCCGACGGGTTGCCTCAAAATTGGTTAGGTGGTTTTGCCGGCCAAAATGTCGGCGAAGACCTGCCGAGGGTCGGCTTTGACCGTTCCGCCGCGGGGACCCTGGTCGATCGACCCTGATGGCCGTTTCGCCGGGGCGACGAAGTCCCGCAGGATCTCGTCCGCGTCGGCTTCCAACTCGTCACGCGACGTGCCGACGAGCCTTTTCGCCTGCGCCGGGGTCAGACCCTTGTCGAACGCGACCTGAAGCCGTAGCGCCGTCGATTCGTGAGACTGGGCAGCCTTTTCGGCTTCCGCGGCACGCTCTTGCGCTTTCGTCAGCTCAGACTTGTTCACGTCCTCGAGGGCTGCGAGTGCTTCGGAAGCCTTCCGGGCTTCGCTGCGGTACTTGGCACTTTCAGCACGAAGCTTTTTGACGTAGTCGGCGTCGAAGGTTTTGGGTTCGGTTCCCTCCGGGGGTTCCGTCGGTTCGACGGTGGGTTCTACGGGGTCGGTCATGGTGCCCTCCTGGGGCGTTGTGCGGGGTGTTGCAGACCGTCCGCCAGGGACGGAAAACTAGCTAGGCGACAGGCGCGGGAGGTGCCTTGTCGGCAGCCTTCGACGGCACAGCAGGCCCGCCATCGGTAGGAACAACCGGAGTAGCCGCAGCAACCTCAGCCGCCAACTCCGCGTCGTTGATGACACCCGGGCCGGGAGCACGCGCCTCAACGATCGCTTCGACCTTCGCGGCTTCCTCAAGCCCAACGACCGACAGGGCAGCCGCACGCGAAATGCCGATGTCCTCAACGATCGTGTCGACGTTCTCCAGCTGCGCACGGACGTCGGCGTAAGAGTCATCGGTGCGTGACTGGATCATCCGTTCGATCTGAACCGGCGTATACCCCAAAGATTCCATGTTCTGCCGGAACGGCAGACCAATCGAATCAAGTTTGACTGCGGCGTCGACCTGCTGCGCCCACGTTGGCGTTTGCGGATCCCGCCAAATCGTTTCCATCGACCGGGCCGAAGGATCCACAGCCCCATCACGCACCAGCATCGCCAGGCGCATGACCTTTTCCCAGCCGCCACCAAACACCCGCTGCTTACGCTTCGCCCGCTTCACCAAACTGGCTTCAGCCGAACGGATCGCATCAGCCGACGCAGGATTCGCCTGCGAAAACAAGCCAACCATGTGCGGCGGCAGGCCAGCCATCCCCGCCACAACCGACTCGAGCATCTCAATCGCCTTGATGAAATTGTCCAGCGACGCCTCAGCGAACTGGCCGAACTTCGTATTCGGATCATCCGACACCCACGGCTGCCCCGCCGGCGCATACACGAACTGCTGCCGCAACGACTCCCGAGCCCGCGTCTCCGACCCCTCACCATCACCCGTATCAATCCCGGTAATCCACCGGCGGGGCGCGGCATGAAACTCGGAGGAGGTCATCATGTCGGTACACAGCTTGTTGATCGCATCAGCGACCGGCAGCACATCAGTCATTTCCGACTCGCCGTACAGATGCGAAAACCGGGGCCGGTTGAAAAACGGCACCACCGGAACAACGCCAAGATCATGGGCGATCGGGTACATCGCATCACCAGTCACCGGATCAGTCCGGTAATCCCACTGCATCGGACCAGACGGAACCGCCGCCCCAGGCGCAGGAGCCTCATACTGGTAGATCACATCCGACAGGAACAGTGTCGCGTAAGCCATGTCATCCTCGGCCCACACCTTCGCCGCAGCAGCAACCTTCTGCGTACCAGGAATGAACGAGACGACCATCTGCTCGGCAGACTCACCTGCAATAATCGGCGTTTTCGGATCGTCCGGGTCAGCCCACACCGTCACAAACGAACGGCCATGCACCAAAGCGTCAAGGTGCAGCATCTGCGACTGTTCATCACAGTCGTTCGCCTGCCAGATCCGCCACAACTCGTCGTCGGCCGGCTGATCCTGCGCCAGCCGGAACCCGTCAATGTCCAGCCGCTCCTCGAGCGAATTGACCACCAGGCGGGGAAGGTTGACCGTCAACGACTTGAGCCGGCCACGTAACGACCGTTGCAGCTCCGGAGACAGGTACGACAGCGGCTGGGAGCCTGTGTAGTACTGATCCAACGTCCGCAGCAGAGTCGACTGTCCCGACAGCTTCACCAGCAGTCTTGGGAGGGCCGGATGCACATCGGAACCTGAAGGGACTACGGCCAGGGACGTCACAGCGCCCCCTTCAGAGGATCAGCAGCTTTCCAGAACGTGTCTTCCGACGTGAAACACCGAACGCGAGCGTCACAGCCTCCAACGGGCTGATATCCGTATGCGGATTGCGCTGCTCCCACACGAACGCATCACCATGACGCCGCTTACGAGCCGCCCGGACCGCAACATCCAACGCAGCCTGCCCCGAATGACGCAAATCCCGCTTCTGAGCGACCGAATCAAGCAGATTCCCGCAAAAATGGGCGTAATCCGACTGTGAAGCCCTGATCACATCAATTTTCCGGGCTTCCAAGTCGGAAATCAGCGACCCAGCCTCCGAATTAGGCCGCACGACGACTCTCACCGGCCGGCGGGACGCCAACTCAGCCAGATATTCAGCCACCCAGATCGGGGTCGCCTTGTAAGCGCCGTACTCGACATGCGTCAAACCATCCGGACGGTCCCCAGCAACGGCGACACAAGCCCACTCGCGGTCCTCAGACACTGCGACGCCGTAAACCGCGGCACCTTTGATCGTCGGATCGTCCGAATACAACGCATCCCACGCACCGCCAGGGAAAACACCACTGTTCTCAACCTCGACAATGCCCAGATGCTCACGGGCGAAGCCATCCTCGGTCAGTAGCACCCGATCCGAGTGAAACGGCCCATCAAAAAGCCGGAACCCATACCCGGGGTTCGCCTGCGCCCAGTTCGCCGGATCATCCAAATCATGCTGAACGTTCTCATCCAACGACCACTCGAAGTACGTCATCCGATCAGAACCCGAACGGCCCGTCGCCACCAGCCGGCGAAGCGACTCCGACTTACCAGGGACCGGCGCAGACCCCGCCATCATGATCTGACCAAACGGCTTCGTCGAAATCGTCGAAGACAACGACTCGAGTTCCTCGTCGTCCAGATGCTGAACCTCGTCCAACACCACCGCATCCAACGTCTGCCCACGACCAGCACCCGAAGAACGAGTCGCATACGTCAACTGCTGACCGGTGTTGAACGTGATCGACCGCTGCCCGTTAGCGACCCGGACACCCCTCGACCGGTCCTGCATCAACCGATCCGACAACAACGGCGACGCCTGGATCCGGTTCACCATCTTCGTGAACCCGTCCCGCACCGTCCGATCATGATGGGCGGTGTGCAGCACATCCCGCTCACCGAACAGGAACAGCCGCGCCAACTCCCACGCCTCGATCACCGCGCCCTTACCGTTCTGCCGCGGCACAATCAGCAGACCGTTCTTCGTCACCCACAAACCATCCTGGCGACGCTGCAACAACCCATCCAAAACCAGCTGCTGCCACGGATCCAAAAACAGGCCACACAACGCCGCAAGCTGAACCGCATCCGGCCCATCCGACCGGACGCCCTGAGGGACGTTAGACAGCCTCGGGGACTGCGCCCCGCGCAGCACGTCGGGCATTAAGCTCGTCAATCGGATCCGCCTTCTTCACCGACCGCTCACGGATCTCCGAAATCGTCCTCAGCAGCACGTTCGCATCACCCGACACGGCCATCCCGTTCCGCGGCGCATCCAACTGCTCAGCCAGCCGCAAAGCCACCTGACCCTCCACCGACTCGGCAGCTCCAAGACGTGCAAGCTCAGCCTGAGTCGCATCCCAAACGGCCATTCTCACGCTCCGTCACCAAAGCAGGGTCCCAGGGGCGCATACGAAGATCATCAACAGCCTGAACGGTCACTCAAAGTGAAAACCCACGGGGAGATTTTGCGAGACCCGCGGCTTT